TGTTGGGTCCGTCCATCGTCTACGGCCTGCCGGTGCCTGAGGGTTACATCTCGCCCGGCTACTGCTCGGCTGAGGACATCGCTTACCTAAACGAGCGCATGGACATCATCGCCGGGCACTTCTATCCGCCCAACGTCTGCGACCTCGATGCGGGCGCCAACCGCGACGGCTGCTTCGATGATGTCGTGATCGGGCTGCGCAAAGCCTACGGCAGCGACAAGCCGATCAGCATGACCGAGTGGCAGACCACCTTGTATGGCGTCAACGGCACCGACGACCATCTGGATGGCTACTACACCCCCTGGTTCATGCTGTCGGCGTGGCGGCTGAAGTTGCATTCCCTGATGTGGTATCCGCTGTTCGACTATGGCACGCACCATCCGTGCGGGTTCTTCCCCAAGGATGCCAACAACCCCCGCCCCTCGGCCTATGCGATGCGGGCGATGCACACGCTGGCCGGCGATCGCGGCGCCAACGCACGCACGTTCCAACCCGGCAAGCTGGACTATCGCGTCGAGGGCGGGCATGGGCCGATCAACGAGGCGTCGCCAAACAGCGGCACGCAGCATCAGCTATTCCAGCGCAGCAACGGCGATTTCCTGCTGTTCGTCTACAACGAGCAGATCGAGCCGGAGGGTGACGAGCGGGAGGTGACGGTCACCTTCGGCACCGCGCCTGCGCGCGTGACCGAATACGAAATCCGGCCCAACGCCAGCTTCGACCAGCCGGTGCTGACCACCTCGGCGCAGACGGTGCATCTAACCTCGATGCACGCGACCACGAGGCTGCTGGTGATCGAGCCGTGATGCCGCGGGTCAACTTCGTGGCCTGCCACCGAGGGCACCTCTATGCCGATGGCAACTGGGCCTGGCGCAACGACGGCACGCGCTCCTGCCTGGTCTGCAAGCAGACGCGGGAGGCACAACAGCGCCGCGCTCGTGGTGTGCCGCCGCGGCAGTTCCGGGTGCCGAGGCCCATGCCGTTCACCTACGCCAAGGCACGGGCATGAGCGGGTTCTATAGCCTGATACCGGGACGGATGTGCGGCGGCTGCGGCCTCGAGCTGTCGCGCTACCGCAAGAGCTACTGCAGCAACGTCTGCCGCGAAGTCGCGCCGCGGGCGTTTGTGTGCAACCCCAAGGGCGCGGGAGCACGGATCAGGCCTTCGGCCGTCACCCCGGAATTCCGCACCGCCCTCACTGGCCTATGGGCAGACGGCATCACCACCGCGCAGATCGGGCTCCGGCTGGGCGTCAGCAAAAACAGCGTCGTCGGCTTTCGGACCCGCTGGGGGCTGCCGTCGCGCGGGTCGCCGATCATCCGCACCGGACCGTCGAAGCCACGCAAGCCGTCGACGCCACGCGCGCCATCGCTAAAGCCCCAGGTGCAGATCCGCATCGTTCATCCCCAACCTCCGGCGGCTGCCCCGCCACCGGAGCTGCCACCGGCCGCGCCCCCGAATCCACACGTGCGGCCGGTGGTCTTTTCCAGCGTCACGAGCTGCCAGTGGATCGAGGGGTTCGGCCCGGAATGGACCAAGTGCGACTGCCCCACCGTCGACCACGGCTCGTGGTGCGCCGCGCATCGCCGTCGGGTGTTCGTCGGCCGCGTCTCGCTGAGCGAGGCCGCATGATCGCCGCGTTGTTCGTCGAGCGGGGCGGCGCCTACTGCGGGATCGATGGCGTCGATCCGTGGGGCGAGGCACGCGATGCCCGCACCTATGTCGGCCCGTGGCCCGTCGTGGCGCATCCTCCCTGCCAGCGTTGGGGACGCTTCTGGCATGGCTCCCCGCGCAAGCCGCACCAGTTCACCAAGGGCGACGATGGCGGCTGTTTTGCCGCGGCCCTGGCCGCTGTGCGGCGCTGGCACGGCGTGCTGGAGCATCCGGCGCATTCCCATGCCTGGGATGCCCACAGCCTGCCCTGGCCGCCCGCTGAGGGCTGGCAGATGGACGTGCATGGCGGGTGGTGCTGCCGCGTAGAACAGGGCTTCTACGGGCACAGCGCGCGCAAGGCGTCATGGCTCTATGCGGTGGGCTGCGATCTGCCGTCGCTGCGGTGGGGTGAGGGCGAGCAGCGCCTCGACCCTGTGATGCTGGAGCGCCACGGCTACGAGAAGGCACGGCGCGTTGGTTTGGTTGCGATGGCCGGCGGCAAGCGCAAGACGGAGATCAGGAACGCAACGCCGATCCCGTTCCGCGATCTGCTGCTGTCGATCGCCGCGAGCGCCATTCTGGAGCGGGCGGCATGAAATACCGCTTCAGCGTCTGGCTGGATGATCGCGCCCCGCGTTGGTTCCCGACGTTCGAGGCGGCCGAGCGTTATGCGCGGCGTGCTGTTGCGGCAAGTGCCGGTGACACGTTCGCCATTCGCGCCGACATCAGCGAGGTGTTCCACACCGTCGCCACGGTGCGGCTCGACGGCGCCGACCGCGTATGGACGGACATGGCCGCATGAGCGTTGCCACATCCACGCTCTGGGAGAAGCAGCGGGCGCCACGGCGGCACGTCGAGGACGATCTGCAGCGCGCTGTGATGCAGTTCCTCGACCATGCCCTGGGCGCGCGCGGCGTCGCCTACGCCATCCCCAACGGCGGCAAACGCCACGCCCGCGAGGCCGCCCGCATGAAGGGCCTGGGGGTCAAGGCTGGCGTCCCCGACATCGGGATCTGCTTCGAGGGCAAGGCGCTGTTCGTGGAGCTGAAGGCGCCCAGAGGCACCGTGTCATCTGCCCAGCGGGATATGGCGCGGCGGCTGCACTACGCCGGCGGCGTGGTCATGCTGTGCCGGTCGGTCGAGGACGTGGAGGCCCAGCTGCGCGAGGCCTGCGTGCCGTTGAAAGCGAGTGTGGCGGCATGACCGAAGTCACCCTCCCCGACGGCTGGGTCCGCGACTCCAACATCCCCGATGACGTGCTCGACGTGCTGGTGGCGGCCAACTGCCCGTGGCTCCAGGCGATCACTGAGACCGCCTTCGTGCTGGCGTCGGTGCTGATCGCCGAGGCGGACGCCGACTTCCGCGTGGCGGTGGCGGAGACCATCGGGGAGAGGCTGCTGGATGCCGCCCGCACCGGCCGGATACCGGGGCAGGTGATGCAGTGATGCCTTTCACGACTCTTCCACACTCGCTACAAACGGAAATCGCCCCGGCGGACACCGAGGCGAAAACCGAAGTCGTATCAACTGGCCAAGGCCAGCGAGATAGGAGTGCTGTAACCCCTATTTCGCAGACCCCTTGGCCCAGGTCAAGGAGTGCTGTGCCTTGTTCATCGGTCAGCAAGCTACCCCTGGCAGGGCCGCCATGACGGTCGCCCTGTTCACCGACGAGCGCACTTTCACCGCCGCCCTGCGCGCCTGGGGCGCGGAGGAAGCCAACCGCATGGCCCTGGCCGTGGTGTGGGGACGCTACAGCGAGGACGACGCCCGCGCCGCACTCGCCACCCACCTGGCCCACCTTGCCACTCAGGCGAAAATACGTGGGGTTAGCTGCCGCGCTCTAGCCGCCGTCCTCCTCGAGGAGAACATCACCAGGATCGACGCAAGCCACCGGGCCGTCCTGAACCTGATGATAGCCGCTGTCCGCAGGTCCCTCGCCAACAATCCACGCGATATTCGGGCCGCCACCGCAGCCGCTACCGATCTGTGCCGGGCAAACGGAGCGCCCGCCGACCTTATCGGTGGAGCCATCAGGATCGCACGCGCTGCATGGCGGGCAGCATGATGCCCCGCGATCAAAACTACGACGATGAGAAAGAAAACATCATCAGGCTAGAGGAAGCCCGCGAGAAAGCCAGAAAGGGCAGTGCTACGTCCGGAACACACGTCGGCAACATCCTCTCAGGTAGGGAGTTCGTGGCCGACTTTGTGCCCCCAGACTGGCTGATCGATGGCATCATTCAACGCGGTCGTCTCTATGCCTGCACCTCCCTCACAGGACATGGCAAGACCGCTGTGTGGCTGTTCAACGCATGCATGATTCAAGCCGGCAGGATGATCGGAAATCTTGAGGTGTGCCAGGGGAATGTCCTGATCCTTGCTGGAGAAAACCCAGAAGACCTCAAGGCCCGCATGCTCGGTATGGCCCTGGCCTACAAGCTGCGCCCTGACCAGCTGCCTTACGTGCTGCCGGGCAGCTTCCCGATGAACGACGAGGAGGCCGAGGCACTTAAAGCCAAAATCGTCGATCTTGGCATACCGTTCGTGCTGATCGTTGGTGATACCGCCGCATCGTTCTTCCCAGGAGACGATGAGAACGACAATGTCCAGGCGGGTGGCTATGCCAGGCTGCTACGAACATTCACCGAATGCCCCGGCAACCCTGCCGTTATTGTGCTCTCACACCCGGTCAAGAATGCCGCCCGAGGCAACCTGCTGCCGCGTGGCGGAGGGGCCATGCTGAACGAGCTGGATGGCAACTTCTCCCTCTGGTCGGAGACCATGGGAGACATGGCCGAACTGCATTGGTGTGGCAAGATCAGGGGGCCAGACTTTCCGCCCTTCGGATACCGGTTGCGGTCAGTCCCAACCGGCTTCAACGATCGACGCGACAGGCCGGTGATGACGATCATCGCCGAGCCTATGTCAGAGGAGGCGGTGGCCAATCACACGAAGCAGTCCATGGCCAACGAGGACGTCGTCCTGCGCGCGTTGCGCGATTATCCGGGGCAGCCATTCTCACAGATCGCACGGGATGCCGGATGGATCGATGAGGGCGGCCAACCGCTAAAGTCCAAAGTCCACCGCGCTCTGATGTCGCTGGTGGCCGACAAACTTGTGCATCAGGTCCGCAAAGGAGACGCCTGGAAACTCACCCAAAAAGGGGAGGACGTGCTTAATCCACTCACCTAGAGGTTGTGATTTAGATACAGTCTAATCGGTTCAAACACAGCGTTCCGGACCGTTCCAGCAACAATCCGTTCCATTACGGAACGTAACGAATGGAACGCTTGGAACGGAAGGAGGTAAGGCACTGAAAACGCACACTAAACAGCGGAACGGTTTTGACAGGAAGGGGGGCACTAGCCCCTTCTCTTCCTGTCACCGTTCCATAGTCTTTTCTAGAGGGGTCCCCAAATGGAACGGCCAACCCGAGACCACGCCATCCGGTTCTTCGCCACCAAGGTCCTCGCGGGTGCTGGCAAGGCACCTCAGGTCGCCCTCGGTCCCGTCGTCTGGAATATCGACCCAGGGCACGACACCAAGTGCTGGTATTTCCTCGTCTCCAGCGCCAGACCCAAAAACCAACTCCGTATCCTCCAGTTCAAGGTCATGAACGACGACCGGCCGTTCGTCGAACAGGCCAGAACCGACCTCATGATGGAATTTCTCGTCCGCAAGGGCGGCATCGTCATCGCCGATTTCGACGACGAACTAGAGCTGGCCAAATGGGGCGAAGCCGTCGCGCCAAGCGAGCGCACCAAGAGAATCCGCCTCAACCTTGAACGCGAGAGGGCCGCATGACCCCAAAACAGCGCGCTAGCATCGGAGGCTGAGACGTTGTCCGAGCAAACCTCGCTATCTGCTAACAATCGCGGAACAGACCGCCCCTGGCTTTGGCAGCCAGGACAGTCCGGAAATCCCAATGGCAGGCCCAAAGCCGAGGCTGATGTCGGCAAGCTTTGCCGCCAATACGGCCAGCGCGCTGTTGAGGTCTTGGCCGATCTGATGGAACACGAGGCCGACGCTCGCATTCGCTTGGCCGCCGCCAATTCGCTGCTGGATCGCGGCTTCGGCCGCCCATCGCAGCAAGTCACCGTCGACGGCGACAGCACAACGTCGAGCGTGCTGCAGCATCTGCTCGCGGCGCGGCTGGTCGCTACCATCGACGCAAGCAACGCACCGCCAACGCTCGAGGCGAAGGTGGTTGCAGATGAAACGACAGCGCCAGATACAAACGTATCTACACCGCCGCCGAACATCTTCGAGCCGGCCAGGGAGTGATGGATGACCGGCAAGCGATCGAGGATGTCGCCTACGATGCGCTGTGCGAGCGCATTCGCTTTGCCTGCATCGGATGCACCGACTTGGACATAAGATGTGCGCTCGTTGGCGAGTTGAGCGAGGCTATTGGTCGCATGCCGTATATCGAACGTCAGCCCGAGTTGGATGGGGTGCTTGAGGCCATTGCACAATACGTCAGCGAGATACCGGCGTGCTGAACTTCGTCCCCGATCCGCCAGCGCACCTCGAGCAAGCGCCCACATTCAACTGGGCAGAGGCCATAGCCAAGGCGGACAACCCGTTCATCCCGTGCATGACGCGCTACCACCGCGCGCCGATCGCCTTCGTCCGTGAGGTGCTTGGTGCCGAGCCTGACCCATGGCAGGCCGAGGCGTTGCGGGCGCTGGCGCGTGGCCATACGCGCATTTCCATCCGCTCAGCGCACGGCGTCGGCAAGACGTGCTTCGCGGCATGGGCTGTCGTGTGGTTCGCCAACACGCGGGCGCCGATGAAGTGCGTCATCACCGCACCGACGTCGTCGCAGATGTTCGATGCGTTGTGGCCTGAGGTGTTGAAGTGGCATCGGGTGCTGCCGGACTTGTGGCGCAATCTGTGGGACGTGACGAGCGACCACATGAAGCTGAAGTCCGACATCGAGACGTTTGTGACGGCGCGGACGGCGCGGCCGGAGCAGCCCGAGGCGATGCAGGGCATTCACAGCGAGCATGTGCTGGTGGTGTGCGACGAGGCGAGCGGCATTGCGGAACCGGTGTTCGAGGCCGGCCAGGGCGCCATGAGCAGCGCGGGTGCGACGACGATCCTGATCGGCAATCCGACGCGATCGTCCGGGTTCTTCTGGCGGACGCAGAACACCGAGCGGGGGCGGTGGTTCACGCTGCGGGTGGCGGCGACCGACAGCCCGCGGGTTACGAAGCAGTTCATCGAGGAGATCGAGCAGCGCTACGGCACGGACAGCAACGCCTATCGCATCCGATGCCTGGGTGAGTTCCCCAACGCGGACTCGGACACGTTCATCAGCGCGGAACTCGTCGACCAGGCGATGCAGCGCGACGTGCCGCTGGACATGACCAAGCCGGAGATATGGGGGTTGGATGTCGCCAGGTTTGGCGATGATGCGTCGGTGCTGGTGAAGCGCCGTGGGTATGTCGTCACCGAGATGCCGCGGGTGTGGCAGCAGATGGACACCATGCAGCTCGCGGGCGCGATCAAATACGAATACGAGTTGAGCGTTGCGAGCAAGCCGATGCTGATCTGCGTCGATGCGATTGGCATTGGTGCGGGGGTGGCGGACAGGCTCATGGAGCAGGGTCTGCCGGTGTTGTGCGTCAACGTGGGCGAGGCGCCGAGCACGACGGGCCGGTATGTCAGGCTCAGAGACGAACTCTGGGGCAACGGGCGGGTGTGGTTGGAATCACGCGCCTGCCGCCTGCCACGGGACGAGCAGCTGCGGGATGAACTTGTAGCGCCACGGTATGCGTTCACCAGCGATGGGCGGATACAGATCGAGTCGAAGCAACAGATGCGGACGCGCGGGCTGCATAGCCCGGACAGGGCCGATGCGTTCCTGCTGAGCCTGTGTGATCGGGGCCTCGGCGTGTCGTCGGCGAGCGACAGCTGGCTGTATAGTCAAACGCCTGTGCGCGAGTCGATTAGGGGCATGGAGTAGGTATGCGTCGTCTCGACCACGAGCCACATCCCAACCCGACAACGCTCGATTGGATATTCGAGCGGTGCCATCCCGTGCCGTTCTCTGGGTGCTGGCTATGGACCAAGACGCTGAACCACAAAGGCTATGCGCTGATTAGCGTCAGGCGTGGCCCTCGCTTCCACACGGTCATAGGACACCGCGAGACCTATCGCCTGCACTACGGCACAATCGACGATAGCTTGCAGGTCGATCACCTATGCCGGGTCCGCTGCTGCGTTAATCCAGAGCATCTGGAGTTGGTGCCGTCGGCAGTGAATACGCAGCGTGGCTGGGCCGATAATCCTGATAGGAGCGCAATTCTGGTGGCGGGGTGGAAGAAGCGACAGCAGCACACGCTCCGATGCCATGTGTGCTCACGGTCGTTCACCGCTAAGCATCCACAGGCGAAGCACTGTTCAAATGCATGCACCAATCGCGCTTACAGGGCGCGGAGGATGGAGTGATGGACATCGGTGAACCCAATGATGATGACCCATACGACCCGATGATACGCACGGTTGCTGAGTTGATCCGCGAATATCGGCCTGGGCCTCCAAGCTTCCCGGAAGCCGGCGCCGATGCTGCGGAGGAGTTGGCCGACACCATTCTGAGGATCATACGTCTCCGCGAGACAGGGGAATTACGCAGCACCACGTCGTTTCGCCTACTGAAGTTAGGGGAGTGTGGTGAGATTTTTATCTGGGTTGGGTTACCACCCGATGAACCTGAGGGGCTCGTTGAGGAGGTCAGGGGATTGGAGGACTACGAGTCCAGTTCTGCCATGAGCTTCCTGCTGTGCGGGCCAGATGTTGCGTCGGCGCGGAAATATAAGGGCGTCATCGACACAATGCGGCGGCATGGAAAGACACAGGGGCAGGCGTGGAAGTTCCGGCTGGCCAAGTTCGTGCAAGCGCCGGTGAGGGAGTAGACAATGACACCCAACGTAGTGAACCCGTTCAGTGCGGAGATGGCGCGGCGCCAGCAGGAGGCTGGGGCGAAGGCGGCACAGGCCATGCAGCACTATGGGCACCAGCAGGCACAGGCCAATCCGCTGCCGGCGCAGCACGGCCAGCAGCAGCTGAACACCTATCCGATGCAGAACGTGCGGCAGTTCACCTCGATGGATGCGCTGCTGGGCGAGTTGCTGCGCGAGGTGCTGGAGATGCGGCGGGACGTGGAGGCGGTGCATGCCATGCTGCGGGCGGTGCGACAGCGTGACCCAGAGACGTTCCCCGGCAACGCGCTGCGGCACAGCCGATGAGCGCCACGGTTCCCACGATGCCGCCGACCGGCCCGCCGGCGCTGCTGCCACAGGGCGCGCCGCAGGGGTTGCTAGACCCGAGCGCGCAGAGCTACGGCCCGCCACCGATGCCACCGCTACCCGGCTTGATGCGACCTGTGAGCACTGGGCCTGACATTTCACAGGTCATGCTGCAACTCTTGCCAAAGAGAGATACCGACACAGCAGATGACACTGACGACCATCTGCCTTCTGCTCTCCGGCCATACGCCGCTGGCCTTCGTCCGTCGATCAAGCCCAGCGAAGTCCCCTGGTCTCAGGAGATAATTTACGAGCGGCTGCAGGTCGAGGACAGCGAGATCCAGGCGGTGGCGCGCTACTATTTCAGGGAGGCGCAGAAATACAATCAGACGCTATCCGGCCAGCGTGAGGAGGCAAGCGACTACTATCGCGGCGAAAAGTTCGGCGATGAGGAGAAGGGGCGCAGCCAACTGGTGATGACCGTGGTGCGCGACACCATCCGCAGCACGCTGCCGTCATTGCTCAGGGTGTTCACCGGCGTTGATAACCCGGTGAGCTTCTCGCCGATCAGCACCGACAATCCGGCGGGATCGGATGCGCAGGCGACGGCGCTGGCACGCCAGGCGACGGACTATTGCCGCTGGGCGTTGTTCACCGCCAACAAGGGATGGCAGATCCTCCACGATGCCCTGCTAGACGCTTTAACCCGCAAGGCTGGGTGGGTGCGCTGGTATTGGGGCAAGCGCCAGCAGATCCGCACCGAGGTGTGCGAGGGGTTGCTGTTGCCGCAGCTGCAGATGCTGCTGGCTGATCCGGGGATACAGGCGCAGCGCATTGTGCGGCGGCCGATGACCAAGGCAGAGCAGGCGGCGGTGGCGAAGACGGCCGAGGGCATGATGTGGCTGCAGCAGGGCGGGGCTGCGGAGTTGTGGGAAGCAAGGATCACCAGGAGTTCGCAGCAGGGCTGGCCGCAGGTCGTGGCGGTGCCAGCTGACTGTGTGTGGATATTGTCGGATGCGAACACCATCCCGGACGCGCATGGGGTGTTTCATGTGCGTGAGGTGACGGCCTCTGAGTTGATCGAGCAGGGGTTGCCGGAAGACCGGATCATGGCGCACGCGGACTCCATGACGGCGCAGCGGCGACGCGAGGCCATGTCGCGTGACCCGGCATCAGGTCAGAACATCCCTGGGTCTCCTCCGAACGACAAGAGCAAGCGGATTGTCCGCTATGTCGAGGGGTGGATACGGACCGACACCGATGGCGACAACATCGCGGAACTGATCCATGTGCATATGCTGGGCGACGCTGCGGAGTTGATCCAGTGGGACCGCACGGACGAGATACCGCTGTGCTGCTTCACGCCCTATCGGGAACCGGGGCGGGTGATCGGCTATTCGCAGGCGGACATGGTGATGGACCTGCAGAAGACCGAATCGCGGGTGATGCGGGCAGTGCTGGATAGCCTGGGGCAGAGCATGTTCCCCCGCACCGTGGTCGAGGTCGGGCATGCGACGCTGGCCGACGTGAAGCAGACGGCGATTGGGTCGATTATCCGGGTGAGCCAGCAGGGCGCGGTGCAGGAGTTGTCCAAGCCCTTCATGGGCAAGGAAGCGCTGCCGGTGATGGAGGTGCTGGAGTCGATACGCGAGAGCCGCACGGGGATTACCAAGGCGAGCAGCGGACTGACGATCGATGAGCTTCAGAGCACGGCACCCGTGGCTGTATCCCAGCAATCGTCTGCCGCGCAGGATCGCCTCGACATGGTGGCGCGGACTTTGGCAGAGACCGGGCTGGCGCCGCTGTATCAGGGGTTGCTGCGCATGCTGGCGCGGCAGCAGGACCGGCCGAACGTGATCTTATTGCGTGGGCAATGGATTGCGATTGATCCGCGAGCGCTGGCTACGGACTGGGAGGTAGAGGTCAACGTCGGCGGTCGTGGCACGCCAATGGAGCGCATGGCGATGCTGTCGCAGATAGCGACGAAGCAAGAGCAGATTATGCAGATCGGGGGGATGGAGAACCCCCTGGCCGGGATACCGGAATACCGGAACACACTGGTTCGATTGCTCGAAACGGCGAACATCAGCGACAGCAGCAGCTACTTCAAATCGCTCCCGCCGGGATGGCAGCCGCCGCCTCCACCGCCTCCACCGCCAAACACCGACATGCTGCTGGCCCAGGTTCAGCAGCAGAAGACGGCGGCCGACGTCGAGAACGATCGTGCCAAGCAACAGACGGACCGAGCCAATACGCTGCTCGACGACGATCGGGAGCGTTCGCAGGCGGCGCTGGATAACTGGGTCCGGGCGTATGTGGCGCATGCGCAGTATGGCGTTCCGTTGCCTAGCGTCGACGAGTTCATGCAGGCGATGGGGCGGAAGGTGCCGGCGCTGAATATGCTGGGCGACCTGCCGCCACAAGGCGCGCCGATCACCGTGCCAGGGGGAGAGGCTCCAGGGCAACCGCCGCCACAAGGGCCGCGGCCGCCGATGACGCAGCCGCCGCCCGGTGGGCCGCCACGCATGGCGCCGCCGATGATGCCGCCGGCGGGGGCGTCCGATCCGGCGACAGCCATGGCGGTACGCAATGCGCTGATGGGCCGCGGCATGCCGACGCCGGGCGGGCAGATGGCGACCAGGAGCGCGCTGGGGAGTGTTGGTCCGCTGCTGGCGCGGCCGACGCTTAATCCCACAGGCGTGCCGCCGGCGCCGGATCTGGCGGGGTAGCCGATGGGCCGCCCCGCTTCCCTGTCCAAGCGTGAACAGGCGTTCTACGTGCGCATGGTGCAGGACGCCGAGTTGATCTGCGGGAAGTTGCAGCAAGGCATGGAGTTGGACGAGGAGGATCTGCGCCGTCTTGCGGCGCTGCCGGAGGACGTTCAGCGCGAGATTGTCGCTGTCGGAGCGCTGCGGCCCGGCGGGAAGCGGAGTGCCAAGCGATGAGCGACGTCACCACCGAGCAGCTCGTGGCGGCCAACGGGGCGGAGAGGTTGTTGGCGGACCCGGTGCTGCAAGGCGCCCTGGACGAGATCATCCGCAACGAGACCGAGCGGGCGATCCTGCTGGCCGACCCGGCAGAGCGGGAACGGGCGCGGCTGACGGTGCTGACGGTGCAGCGGCTGAGGAACGACCTCCGCAGCGCCATCGAGTGGGTGCTGGAGGCACGCAACAGGGCCAACACGGCCAGGAGCTTCGAATGAGCGAGAGCACAGGCGGCACGGCAGCGCCCGCTGCACCGGCGGCGGGCGGACTGACGCAGGCGCCGACACCCAACGTCACCCCCGGTGCGCTGACGGTGCGCGATGCCGCCCGGATGCTGGGCAAGCGGCGGCATGAAGCCAGACAGGGGGCAGGGGACCGCCCGCCCAACGGCGCCGATCCTGGCGCTGCTGACACCGCTGCCACGCCAGCGGCGGGGAAACCATCGCCAAACGAGCGGGTGGCCTCAGCGAGCCCCACAGAGGCGCCAGAGGCAGGGACGCCGGCGCCGGCAGTAGAGTCCAAGCCTGACGCCCTGGCCGCGGCATTGAAAGCGCCGTCCCCCGACGGTGCGGCGCCATCACCGGATGCCACGCCAGCCGCCCCGGACCGCTACACCATCGACGGGCGGGACTACGCCGCGGACGATCTGCGCAAGGCCATCGCCGAATACGGCGACTACACCAAGAAGACCCAGGCACTCGCCGCCGAGCAGAAGCGGGTCAATGACCAGGCCGCGCAGCTCCGCCAACTCCACGAGCAGCATCAGGCGTTCGCCACCGTCCTGCCGCTGCTGCAGCCCGAACTGAACCGCCTGGCGCAGAGCTTCCAGATGGCGCCGCGGCCGGACCCGGCGTTGGCCGAGACCGATCCGCATGGGTATCTCAAGCAGTTGGCCGCACATGATGCCAGCCGGTCGGAACTCGAGCGCCTGCAGCAGATCATGGGGGTGCAGACCGGCGCGCAGACCCGGCAATTGGCCGAGGCCACCGAGAAGGGCAACCAGTATCTGAGCGAGCGCTACCCGGTGTGGCGCGATCCGGCACAACGCGCCGAGCTGCAGAAGACCATCGTGGAATGGGCCGAGAGCAAAGGGGGATTTACCAGGGACGAGCTGAAGGGTGTGACCGATCCCCGCCACATCGAGGCGCTGATGAAGGCGGCGATGTATGACCGGCTGTCGGAGGGGGCCAAGACGCGGGCACCGGTGCAGATGGCGCCCGCCAATGGTGCAGCACCAGCACCGCCGCCGCGCGAGGCCATCCGCGTGGCGGAGACGAGGTTCGCTGAGAAGCCGTCATGGCGCACCGGAGCCGCACTGCTGTCCGCACGTCGGTCGCAGGGGCGGTGATGAGCCGCGCCAACTGGTTCGGCATCCGTTGCCTGCTGCAGTCGTGCCCGTTCCGCCCCGACAGTCTCGGCGCCTACTGCGCGCTCGGCAGCTGTAACCGACGAATAACTATCCACCACTCGCAAACCGGCTACTGGCAGACGCTGTCGAGCTACAACCCAGGGCCTAGGGAACTGGCGCACCCGATGCCGCAGCACACGATCGATGAACTGGTGGCAACGCTGCCCATCAAGCCGATCAACTCACAGGAGTAAACACAATGCCTCTCGCATACATCAACTTCGTCAGCGGTGGCGGAGCGACTGACCCAGGCTTTGGCGGCGGTGTGCCCGCCGGACCGGGTATCGACAACAGCCTGCCGGGCCTGCCGCCGGGCGCCGACAACAGCCTGCCAGCACCGCCGCCGGGGACCTGGCCGCCGCCGTCGTTCGGCACCCCGATCGTGCCCACCAACCCGATCGCCGGCGTGCCGCCAGGTGCCATCTGGCCGCCGCCTGGCCGCCCGCCGCACGTCTCGGGCGGACCAGTGCCGCCGCATGTCTCAGGGCAGCCAGTGCCAACCCCACCGCCGACCGCTGGCACGCCTCCGCCCACAGGTGGCACGACGCCTCCGCCAAGCACCAAGCCGCCTTCCGGCACGTTCTGGGTGGTGGCGGGCATTCCGGGACTTGGCTGGCGCTATGTGTGCGTAGACCCAAGCCTTGACGCTGGCATGCCGCTGCCACCGACGGCACAGCCGAAGTAACCACCATGCCGTTTGTCGCCGACGATCCGAAGCAACACATCGGGACAGTGGTTTCGAACGGCCATTGCATGCGGCACGTCCAAGTCGTTGCTGGCGTGCCGCATTCCTCCACCCTGCGACGGGGCGACCCGGTGCGTGGCTCCAACTGCGCACCGGGCACCGTCATCGGCACGTTCGACGCGGACGACCGCTATGCCAATGCCACAGATGGTTCATCGCATGTCGCCATCTTCCTGGCGGAGACCGAAGAGGGGTTGCTCGTGATCGACCAATGGGTCGGCCAGCCGGTGCATGAGCGGCTGATTCGGTTCCGCGATGGCGAGGGGAGCGCGGTGAACGACGGGTCGAGATTCTACGTCGTCGAAGCGCCCAGCTGACCGCCGTGCGCCCGTGGTCGATGCTGCGGGCGGCATTTATCCTCCTCGCCACCATCATCATGGCGCAGCTGCTGGTGATCATGGGCGGTGCGGCAACCTGCTACTGGCTGTTTATCGTCGGCCGCGCTGAGCCCGGCGCCTGCTCCAGCTTCCTCGGCCAGGCGCGCGAGATGTGGGCCGAGGTGCTCGCCGCAATCCTGGCCCTGCTGCTCGCCGCCCGCCCCGGAAACGGCACCAAACCACCAGACGCTTGATTATGGCTATCGTTATGGCTAGAATCCGTCCCGTCGCTCGGCGGAGTGGGTTGCGACCCATGTCCCACCGGTGCGGGACGTGCCTTTCGCTTGAGACCTAGCGATCGCCGGACAGTCCCTCGGGATGTCGCCCGGCCGACAGTCTCTGTTGCGAAACCAAACCCTTTGGTTTCACCAGGCCAGCGCATGCGCGGCCTAGCAATGGAGACACGTCATGGCCCTTGGGCCGATGGGCGCCGCGCCCGCATCAACCTACATGGAACCAACCGCAGTCGGCGTTAAAGAAGATTTGGCCGACGTTATTTATCGCATTGATCCGGACGAAACACCATTAGTGTCGGCTATAAGTAATGAGCCGGCGCAGCAAGTATTAACCGAGTGGATCGTGCAGGAACTCGGCGTCGCCCAAGACAACGCGGTTCCCGAGGGCTTCACCGCAGCCGCACAGGCCGTCACCAAGCCGGTCCGCCTCAACAACATCTGCCAGATCATGACCCGCACGGTGGGCGTGTCGAACACCACCAGGGCAGCCGACTTCGTGGGCGGGCAGGACGAATACAACCGCCAGATCGTGCTCAAGGGCATGGAACTGAAGCGGGACCTCGAACTCGCCATTACCTCGCCGCTCGTCCGCACCATCACCGACCCGCGGCATATGAGCGGCCTGCCGACCTACTGCAGTCTTGGCTCGCGTGGCGCCGGCGCCGGCGTCATGCCGGTGGGCGATGGCTCCAACGCAGGCACCGCCGGGACACTCCGCGATCTGACGCTGGCCATGGTCAACAGCGCCGTGCAGCAGTCGTGGAACGCCGGCGGCAAGCCAACGCTCGGCATCATGTCGGGCAACATCAAGGACTACTTCGCGACCCTGACCACCGCCGTCGGTGCGCCGATCGCCATCGAGAACATCTACAACAGCAGCCCGCGCGGCGAGATTACCATGGTCGGCGCGGTCGACGTGTATCGGACGAATTTCGGGACCATTCAGTTGGCGCCGGATCGCTTCTGCCCCGCCCACCAAATCCTGCTCATCACCCCCGAGTTCGTCGAACTCGCACCGCTCAGCGGACGGGACATGATCCAGGAAGACTACGCCCGCACTGGCGATAATCAGATGGGTGGCGTGGTGTTCGAAGGCACGTTGCGACCCACGGCACCGAAGGCGAACGCCTACATAGCCGACCTCAACCAGTAGGTCGGCATTCATGCCTTGGCTCTATGACCATACCAATCCGGCAACGCGCCGGCGGACCCGTGTCACGGTGGATGCGGAGACGCTCCTCCCGCTCATCGTGTCCAGCCAGGACACGGGTCCAATCCTTGATAGCGCCAAGGCACTCGCCTCTAACTTCGACCCGATCAAGCCACGCACCGGCTCCGACGAATGGACCCACGTTGCGCGTATTCCGCTGGTGATGTGGCAGCGGCTGAACGCCCTCGGCATCACCCGTGATGAGCGGGCGATGAACGCATGGTTGGACCATCCCGAAGCCGCACACCTCCGCACTGACGACAGGAGAACGCTGTGACAGACAAGCACGCCGATCGCCACCGGGGACACGACCACGACAAGCCTGTGCGAGTGAGCGGCTCAGCCGGCCGCATGGGCGCCGAACCGGGCACCACCGACCAACCCCCGGTCGAGCCGGTGCTGTTCCCGGACATCGACCCCGTGCTGCTCGCCAAGGTCCACGGCAGCGAGACCGTGCAGTCGCTGTCCGACATGGAGGCCGCCGCCATCGCCCAGGGACAGGCGACCGCCGCCGCAGGCGCCGAACTCGAGGCCTCGCAGCATGAGCCGCCGCTCGGCAGCGAGCCGCCCGCCGCGCCATGAGCGAACCCACCGTCCTGCCAGGCACCAACCCGGTGCTGCTGATGCGCGTGCATCCCGAGGCGGAATCGTTCGACGACGCCGAGGCCGCCGCCGTGCTGCAGGGCGAGGAGACGGCCGCCGCCGGCGAGGACCAACTCGCGTCGCAGCAGGACCCTGGCGCGCCGCCCGAGCAGATCCTCCCAGAGCCGCCGGCCACCGCGCCGCCCACCAACGTCGACGTGCCGCATGTGTCGCAGACAGGCTCCACGCTCGAATGCACCATGGGCAACTGGACCGGCGAGCCGACCTCCTACGCCTACCGCTGGCAGATCGACGGGACGAACGTCGGCACTGACAGCGCGCTCTACGCCGTCACCGCAGCCGACGTTGGTGGCATGGCCACCTGCACCGTTACCGCCACCAATGCCCGCGGCTCCACCACCGCGCCGTCGTCCAATCCGGTGCAGATCGCGTGAGCATCGACAGCCTCCTGTGGGCCTGCCAATGCGGCTATCGCTCGTGGACGCACTACGAGTTCTGCTGCAACTGCGGGCTCACCCGGCCGCCGCCCCCTCCCGAGGCCAAGCCGGCCGATGCAGCGCGCGCCGAGCCGGCGCTGTCTGATCTGGACCCGGCCTGATGGCGTCCTACGGGCAACTGCAGGCCGATGTGATGGCGTATCTCAAGCGTCAGGACATCGCCGCGCTCATTCCGTCCTGGGTGCAGTCCGTCGAAACCGATATCGCCTCCATGCTGCGCGCGCAGGCGATGATTACCGTCGCGACGCAAGCCATCGATGCCGCCTTCGTCGCACTGCCGACCGACTGGGTGAAGTTCGAGTCCGTCGCCTTTACCTGCTGCGGTGGTCTGCTGACGTTGGCCGACTACTGGTCCGGTCCGCTGCCATGCGACGGCGGCTGCATATGTGGCTGCGACGCCACCTCTGCCTATCGCATAGTCGGCGATTGCATCGAGTTCTTGCCGCACCCGGTGCTGCCCAACCCACCAGATCCTAGCTGGACGCCACCCACCGTCGATGTCGCCTACTACGCCAAGCCGAGGCCGCTCATCGCCGCAGGGGACACCAACGCCATCCTGGAGCGGCACTATCAGATCTACCTCTTTGGCACCGTCCGCTACGGCGCGATGTGGGGCATGGATGACGATCGCGAACTGCAGATGACCACGCGGTTCAGCGAAGCCGTCGCCGTCGCCAACAGGCTGAAAGAGGATGCGCAGTATTCCGGGGCACCGCTGCGCGCCAACATGGCGGTCTGCTTCTGATGGCCACACCGCAATTCACCGTCCCCGTGCTGGCCTATGTCGGGCTGCAGTCGCAGACCACCAACGCCGAGATCGTCGCAAAGGGTTATACCCGCCGGCCCGCTACCTTCGACTACATGGCAGACGGAGCGGATATCGCCAACATCGCCACCATCCAATGGACCGTCGCCACCGCGCCGTGGGGCGTCATCAATACGGTGCTCGTGTTCGACCTCCCGACCGGCGGGACACTGCTCGCCAGCCTCCCTGCACGGGCGCCGATGGTGTCAGTCGACAAGGGCGACATCCCGCGTATCCAGGCCGGCGATATCGTTATCAATACCGCGTCCGGGCGGGCTGGTTATGGAACCGGGGGATTTGGCAGGGCCGGCTTTGGCGTTGGCCTGTCCCGCCGCGTCATCGGCGGCGGTGTCGGCACACCATACGGCGTCGGTGCATACGGCATGGGTCCATACGCCGCCGCAGCCTACAGCGTGACCGTCCCGGTCGAGATCACCTTCGATGACAGCGGGCACGTCTGCGCCCCCGGCACTTGGGTCAAAGACATAACTTTCCAGCGGGCGGCATAGCGATGAGCGGCAGTAATTTCACTCTAACGCCCAACGTCAGCCTCTACAAACCGACGTTTAACTCCGACGTGGACGCCTGGGGCGGGCACTGGAACGCCAACGCCGATACGCTCGATAGCCTGCTGAAGTCATCCGGTCCAGGTGGCACGTTCCTGCCGTTGGCCGGCGGCACCGTTACCGGGCCGACGGTGTTTAATGCGCCACTGAGCGGGTCGGCGTTTGGTATGGCTATCGGTCAGGTTCCCGTCTTCTCCAATCGCGGTGGCCGCCCATCTTACGAACTCAACGGCCAGTGGATTATCAATCAAGCTGCTCCGACTGGCACACAAGGTGCCGATATCTTCATCCGTCACGATGGCAGCGCGGTGAATACCGGCACCTCGGCCAACATCAACGGCATGATGAACATGACGATGACGGTTGGCGCTAATGACGCGACGTCCAACTGGGGCCTCGTCGTTCATCCGTCCACTAACCAGACAACCGGCGGTCAGACAGTCGGTGCGTTCATTGCTACGGATCGTCTTCCAGGATCGAACGCTCATATCTGGGGTGCGCTGATTAACGTCACCTGTCAGACCGGGTTGGCGTCCAGCGTCGTTGGGCAAGCTACGCTAGGCCAGGAGAACGACTTTGCCTCGTCGCTCGCTGACGATGCGGTGAACCCGGCGAAGTGGGGCGGCGTCGGCAATCGGCATCTCGTCCACTACATCGTCACACGGTTTGCCGGCGCGACGCAGAACGAGGTGACGACAGGGCTGTGGTTCGGCACCACCAACTCATACATCGACAGCGTGATCGGCTTCGACGTTGGCAGCGGCGGCGGTTGCTGCGTTCGTCAGGTGGTTGATACACGCGGCGCTATCCCGCCGACTGGCGTTACCGACCCAGTGGCTTCGGTGCGGATGAGTGCGGGACAGATAATCGACTTTAACGGCGGTCCTGCGCTGAACTCCGCGCCCGGCAACTACCTGCAATACACCACGACAGCCCCAGGCGGCCCCCCACGGCTGCGCTACATGGTTGGCACCAGCGAGGTGATGTCAGTCCGCGATACCGGCAACATCCATGCGAACCAGATCGCCATCACGGGGGATGGCCTCGTCCCTCCGGTTTTCATCGGAGAATACACTGACGGCGCGGTTCCTATCCCCAGCATCCTCATCAACCACGATTACAACACGACGGCCGGGACCGTGGGCAATGTCGCGTCATCGGTCAATGTCACCTCCGACGTATATGGCGCACCCAACTACTTCGTCTGGTCATACAACAGCCAGTTGAACCTACGCACCACAGGTGTCAGCGGCGGCCAGCACCTCGGCTTCGCCAGCACGGTGAACAGGTTCTCAGGGGCTACCCCCGCGTGGTGCTATTACGGCCAGCACAACGACTATACCGGGCTGGCACCACAATCCTCGTCTCAGCAGGTCGCCTTTGAGCTGGACATCAAGGGCAACGGGCCGGAGGCCGGGTCAGGCAATTCGGTCTATAACCCTGCGGTGGGCTCGCGTGCGTTCTTTACGCTGGTCAATGCAGCGATCCAGCCCGCCGTGTGGCTTGCTAATCATGCCTACACCCAAGGCGACGTGATAACCGCCAGCCCGTCCAACGGCTTTACCTACATTGCGCAGAACACCGGCACATCAGGTGCTACGCAACCGACATGGCCGACTTCGGCGGGGAGCGTCGTCAACGGTGGGGTGACCTGGGCTTACGGCACGACGATCGCTACGGAGATATCGCGCGCTATCTCCATCGGCACGACGGGGCTTGGGTCATCGTTCGGCGCGGCGGTCTTCACACCAGCCACCTACTACGACGCGATCCTGGAGTTCAGCTACGCCACGCTGGACACCGCGACCAATCCCAACGCCGCGGCGATCCGGCTGGCGCCCAACATGCCGATCGACTTCTCGGGTGGAAAGACGCTGGCAACGCAGAACCTGCACACGCTGTATTTCGATGCAGCGAGCAGCAAGCTGTTCTATGCGGTCGGCGGCGTGGCCAAGTGGTCGGTCGATGCCTCGGGCAACATGCGATGTGCCGGCACCGTCACCGGGAGCGTCACGCCATGAGTGGCACCGATTATACGCTGACCGCCAATTTAGGGCTCTACAAGCCCAACTACGACATGGACGACGAGCAGTGGGGCGCGCACCTTAATCTCAACGCCGACATGCTGGACGCCTTTCTGTCACCCAGCGGTAATCCGGCGTTTGTGCCCATCACCGGCGGCACAATGACCGGTTCAGGCAGGCTGGCGTTGTCCGGCGATCCCGTCGGCCCGCTGGATGCGGTCACCAAGCAGTATCTCGATAGCCATACCGGCACCGGCTCGCAAATCTATCTCGGCGGCTGGGACCCAGTGGCGAACAATCCAACGCTGGCCAGCGGTGCGCTCGCGAATGGCGTCCTCGCGCCGAAGGGCAGCTACTATCTTGCCACGGTCGGCGGCACGTCACCCGCGATAGACGGCCTCACGACATGGCTCGCCGGCGATTATGTCACCAGCAGCGGCACCATCTGGCAGCGCGTCCAGGCGTCCTCGTCACCCTATCTGCCGCTCACCGGCGGCACCGTCTCAGGGGCCACGACGATTGGCACGAATACGACAGCGACACAGCTTATCCTGAACGGCCCTGCGGCCGGCAATCGTCCGGTCCGATGGAGCACGGCCAGTGTGCGACAGTGGGAACTGGCGGCGCTTGGCGCCAACAATGATCTGCAACTCACAGCCTCTGACAACGCAGGCGCCAGCCTAGGCGCTCTGTTGACCATCACCCGATTGACCGGCGTGGTGTCTTTCGATCCCAACAAGGCATATGCCTCGGCGACCTGGACATTCCAGCGTCCCGTGTTCGCGCAATCCGCACTCAATCAGACCGCCGCGCGCGTGATGGTGGCCGGGTCAGCTATGACCGGAGGGGTAACCAACTCACAGGGCTTCAACCAGAACATAGCCTGGAGCGGCACCCTCGATACCGGACAGCCTATCTTCAACGCCATCACCACGAATGACGCGGTGGCCATCTCGCAGGCAATCCCAACCGCTTACCAGCTTGGCCTGACGCTGAACTATAATACCGGCGCGCAGTCGGCTCGCGGCCAGCTTCTGCTGACCTACAACAAGAATGCCGCCTCGGCTGACGGTGGCAACGGCGACGCCTACAACATGGGCGTCTTCATGCACTACGACACGGGAGATTCCACCAATCCCGCATCACCCCTCGGGCGCGCCACCAACGTCAACTTCGACTGTCGGATCGGAACCATAGGCGTCACCGGAATTGCAGCGCTCAATCAGATCAACTGCGAGAGCGACATCAGGCTCTACGCCGGCAACACGGTGCAATCGAAGATCAACTGGAACCTGCACTATGGCACCGGCGACGGGGCGCACGGGACGATCGAGGACATAGCCCTGTGCATCACCGGCTCACCGTTGATTGCGGCAGGCACCGGGCGCGGCAAGACAATGATCGGCTTTGGTCGGTCAGGTCAAACCCTGCCGTGGGACACTGCACTGGCAGGCACTGCTCTTATGCAGATAGTGCCAAACGCTTCTGGTAACCATCCGGTCGCCTGGACGCCAACGATCACCTACGGCATCGACCTGCACGGGCTGAACGCGACATACCCCTGGCGCAGCACGGGCTTCTGGATCGATGCGGCTGGACAGTTGCCAGTGTTGGGCCCGGCAGCAATCACGTTCAGCAATGCTGGGGTGAAGTTCGCTGTTCCAAATCTGCGTGCGGTATCGGCAACAGTTGCTACTGGAGGCACAAGCTACCGCGTCAATGATGTGGTTGCCGACGCATACGGTGGCTTGTGGACTGTGACGACAGTCGCCAGTGGCGTGGTGACGGCCGTCACGCTGTTGCGTAGTGGCTATGCTACTGCGATGACCAACCCTGTTGCCACGAAGTATGGTTCTGGCAAGGGCGAGCTGACACTGAATATCACTACAGCGGCAACAGGAGAACTGGGCCTAGGCGATACTGGACAGAAGATTGGATTCCTCGGTGCCAGTGCAATCGCTCGTCCAACTGTTACCGGGTCGAAGGGAGCAAACGCTGCGCTTGCGTCCCTTGTGACGGCTCTGGCGAGTTATGGCCTCGTCGTGGATTCCACAACTTAAATGGCGCAGGTCTTCACGCGCGTATCGCAGCAGGCAGCTGGTTACAAGCTGATGGGCGGGGTCGAACGCTGCGGCCGCTGCCGGTTCTTCCTGAAGAACAATCTTTGTGCGCGGGTCATGGGGGACGTGTCGCCCAGCGCCTGGTGCCGGTTCTTCTCGATGGAGGCGCGGGCCACAATGAATGCCGGAGGCGGCGCCAGCGCGACACACGGCGGCGGCAGCGGGCCGCCGGGGCGAACGCAGGACGCGTCGTTTATGACGGCCCTTCCTGCGGGGTTCACCTATGTCTGCTCCACTGCAACGACCAATCTGCTATGGACCGATGGGGCTGGGCAGACCATCACCGACTATGCAATCAATGCGCCGAGGTTCCTGACAAACGGGTTGCTTCTGGAGGGGGCGCGGACGAATCGCGCGCTAAATTCCGCTGTCCCGGCTAGTCACACAATACCGAACCTGCCGGTTGGCTCGTTTGTGGGGTGGGTCAACGGCACAGGCAGCATGACGATTGCGGCGGGCACGGCAGTCGGGACCGGGTTCGGCACCGCGACGCAGGGCAATAAGCTGAACTTTGATATCTCCACGGCAGGGACGGTGACGGTAACGATCGTCGGGTCGCTGAATGCGATCCAGGTAGAGAACACGTCGGTAGCTGAGTCATATGCGCCATCGTCGTTTATCAGGACGACCGGTGCGTTCGTTGCCAGGTCTACGACGATCCTCACGGCTGGGCCTCCTGCAGGCTTCACCCTGGCGCAAGGCGCGTATGCCTTTGAGCTTCTCCCGTTGAACTCTGGTTCGGTCAATTGCCGGGTTATGGAGTTCGTGGGCACTGCGGCAGCAAGCGACTTCGATCGGATCAACTTCAGTGCCGTGGCTGCCTTGCGAGGCTCGACCAACTCGGGCGGCGCTGTGCAGTCTACGGCTACATCGGCGGCGTCAGTGGCGCTGAATGCCGTTCATAAGGTGGCCTATACTGTCAGTGTGGGCGGCGCCAGTATCTGCGTTGATGCCACGACGCCTGTCACAGCTGGGCAGGCGGCGCGCCCGGTGGACTTAATCGCTATGACCGTGTTCGGTCTGTCGACGGGACCGCCAAACGTGTTCGGCTATCTGCGCCGGTTCCAGTATTGGCCGCGCGCGTTATCCAACACTGAGTTGCAACAGGTGACGACATGAGCGACCTTAACCCTCCCCGCACGGAGATTCCGCCCACCATGCCGCTGGCGGTGACGCTGGCCGCGCAGCAGTGGCTGCTGGTGCAGCAACTGCTGGGAGAGGGGCCGTATCGGCTGGTCCAGCCGCTGATTGGCGAGATCCAGCGCCAGTGCGTCGCTCAGGCTGAGCAGCAGGCGCCGGATGCGGAGTTCATGCCGCGCCGAGTCAATGGCGGTGCGGCAGCAACGGAGACGGCGCGTGGCTGACGGCAATACAGCAGTTTATGACCTGACCCTTCCCGAGGTAGGCGCGTCGCGCGACACTTGGGGGGCGAAGTGGAACGAAAACCTAACGGCCATCGACGCCATCATGCTGGCGCTCTGCCCGATCGGCGCGGTGACCGATTTCGCTAGCACGTTCGCGCCCTACGGCTGGCTGCTCTGCGACGGGACCGTGTATCCCATAGCGACGTATCCAAAGCTGGCGGCAGTGCTCGGCGGCATCTACGGCGGCGACGGCTCGACCACCTTCGCGGTGCCGGACTGCCGCGGGAGGGTAACCGCCGGGGTTGGCACGACAACCGACCTGGGAGGTTACCTCAGCGGTTTCTCTCTCGGCCAGAAATACGGATTTTACCAGTTTACAATCAACGCCACATATCTGCCGTCGGTCGCGGTGACGATCGATGCCGGCGGCGACCACGCCCATACCGGCTACACCGACTTCCAGGGGCCGCACGCCCACAACGGCAGCACCGACGCCCAGGGCAACCACGCGCACAGCTATTCGTATGGCAACCTGACCACGACCGGCGGCATCGCTGCGGGTAGCCCATACAATGTCCCTACGACCAGCGGCACCACGAGCACCGCCGGCAACCACGCGCACAACATCACCACCACCACCGACGGCAACCACCAGCACAACATCCAGACCTACAATTCCGGTGCCCATACCCACACCGGGCGTATCGCCGGCGGTGGTTATCCGATCCCGCTCATGCAGCCATTGATCGCGTTCAACAAAATAATCTTCGCCGGCCCGCCCGGCTTCACCACGCTGTCGTCGCCGATCCCTGGTGCCCCGGCACGGCTGACCTCGCCAATGCGCGGCGGCGGATGATGGCAAAGGACGCCCGCATTCCGCTGTTCCCCAAGCCGGGCATCTACCGCGGCGCGACCGCCGATATCTCCGCGACCCGCTGGTGGGATATGAACCTGATGCGCTGGCGCGGCGATCAGCTGCAGCCGGTGGGCGGATGGGCGGCGCTCGAGGGCATCGACCTAGATAGCCCCGGCCGCGATATGCTGTCCTGGCACGACAATGCAGGCGGCCGATGGCTGGTCATCGGCACCGACACCAAGCTGTGGGCGTATGACTTCGCCACCCAGACGCTGCGCGATATCACCCCGGCAGGCGTCGGACCGCTGGAGCCGCCAGGGGCAGCGCTCGGCTACGGCCTCGGCGACTACAGCGCGGACCTCTACGGCACGGCGCGCGAGTCTGCCGACATCGGCATCGTCGACGTGTCGCCTATCCTCGGCGATATGTGGTCGCTGGCGCTGTATGGCGAGGATCTGCTCATCCTGCCGACGCAGAGCGGCACGCTGTTCCGCTGGTCGCCGACTGACCCGGATACCGCCCCGGCTGCTGTGCTGAATGCGCCCACCGCGAATGCCGCCGTTGCTGTGACGGACCAGCGCGCCATCGTGCTGATCGGCTCCGGCGGGGATAGCCGCATGGTCGCCTGGAGCGACCTGGAGAACACCACGGTTTGGGCGCCGCTGGTGACCAACCTCGCCGGCAGCAAGGCGCTGGAGACCGAGGGCCGGCCGCTCGCCATCATCCGCACCCCGTCGGGGATGCTGATCTTTACCGACAACGACGTGCATATGATGCAATACGTCGGGCCGCCGTATGCGTATGGCATCACCAAGATCGGCAGCAACTGCGGGCCGCTCTCGCGGCGGGCTATCACCCAGGCCGGGGCAGTCACCACCTGGATGACCTCGCAGAGCTTCTGGATGTATGACGGCTCGCTGTCGCCGCTCAACTGCGACGTCGGCGACTGGCTGTTCAGCCTCATCAACCGTTCGATGGTCGGGCGCGTGTTCGCCTATGCGAATTCGGGGTTCAACGAGGTGTGGTTTCATTGGCCGGATGAAGGCTCGCAGGAGTGCAACCGCTATGCGGCGGTGGACTTCACCTCGGCGGGGCGCGAGTGGATCATCGGGGCGATGGATCGCACGGCGGCCGACAAGCGCTCGTCGATGGCGCATCCGCTGCTGTCCGACCTCGATGGCCTGGTGCAGATCCACGAGTTCGGCTGGACGGCGAACGGGACGACGCGGGTCGGGAGCGTCTACGTGGAAACCGGCACGGTGGCGCTGGATCAGAGTGAGGATACGCGGTTCACCATCAAGCAGATCGTGCAGGACTTTACCGGGCCGGCGGACAGGGTCGGTTATCGGTTCAGCTTCTGGGAGGAGCCCAACGGGCCGGAATACGACAGCGGCACCTACCGCGTGGTGAACGACAGCGGCAGGACGGACATAGGGGCTGGGTTCTCCTGCCGTGGTCTGCGGATGCGGATCGAGGGCCTCAGTGACGGCCCGTTTGCGATCGGGCGCACAAGGCTCATTGCTCGTCCGGGAGGTCGTATCTGATGGCCATACGCCCACCGGCTCCATTCTCCCCGCAGCTTACCGGCGATGCCCGCGACCAGATGCGGCAGCTCGCCGATGCGATTTCGCGCAAGGCCGATTTGACCTCGATCCCGACATACAGCGCCGTGATGCTGATTGCGCCCGACGGCAGCACCTGGAATGTGTCGGTGAACGACGCCGGCGCCTTGGTGACCGCACAGGTGCCACGATGAGCGGCTCGATCTCCGGGCTGCTCGGGCTGCTCGATCAGGCGCAGCAGCAGCCCAACGCGGTCCAGCAGCCGCCTGTGCAGGGCTTGCTTGGTGGGGCAACCCAACTGCTGCCCACCGATCCCTTTGCCGCCCAGCGGGCTGCACAGGCCGCGCAGGGGCCGGCACCGGTGGCGCCGCCGTATCAGACACCTCGCGCTGCGACCGATGCCTGGGCCTCACAGATGAACCAGAACGCCTACGGCAAAGACCCGGCGATGCAGGGCCTGGCTGGCTCCGCCGGCTTCCCGCTGTGGTCGGACCCAAGAATGGTCCAGGACCACCTCGCACAACTGGCGCAAGGCACGATCAGCACGCCCGGTGTCGACCCGCAGGACGCGCGCGACGAGCTGCTGAAGCAGTTCGCAAGGGCGAGCGCTGGATACGGCGGCGGCGAGGGCGGTGGGACGAGTGGCGGCGGCTCTGGCGGTCAGGGCCAAGATGCATCGGGGCAATGGTGATGAGCCTGATACTGATAATCCTGGTGGTGGTCATCCTGTTCGGCGGCCTCGGCGGCGGATATTACGGCTACCGGGGCGGATACTACGGCGGCGGCGGCATCGGCGTCATCGGCATCATTGTCCTCGTGCTGGTGGTGGTTCTGTTGTTCGGCGGCGGGCGCATCTGGTGATGCTGTCCGACAGCGAGAAGCGGCGGCGATTAGAACGGGCGCTGGAGTTCGGCGGCTCCACGCACACGGTGGGCGACGTCGTGGATCTGGTGAAAGCTGGCCGCGCCCAGTTCTGGAACAACGGCGACGGAACGGTGGTGACGGAGCTGTATGAGTTCCCGCGCCTCAGGACGGTGCATTTCTGGCTCGTGGCGGGAAACTTGGAGGCGTGCCTTGCCCTGCAGCCGAACATCGAAGGCTGGGCGCGCGACAAGGGCTGCTCGCAGGCAACCGCGGTCGGCCGTCATGGCTGGGAGCCGGTGCTGACGCATGCGGGCTGGCATGTCGGTGGCGTGCGCTTTGTGAAGGATCTCGAGCATGTCTAAAGGCGGGGGCGGCGGTGGAGGTGGTGCGCCCGGCTATAGCATGTCGCAGACCTCGCTGCCGCCATGGATACAGGCGCCGGCGCAGCAGGCCGTCGGCATGGCCACGACGCTCGCCAACCGCCCGGTCGAAACCAATCCCTACGAGCAGGTAGCCCCACAGACCGCCGACCAGACGCAGGCCTATCAGCAGATCCGCGATCTGCAGGGCAGCACGACCGGCGCCTACAACACCGCGATGCAGGGCTATCAGAATCTCGCCGGCCAGGCCGCGCCGATCACCGCGGGGCAACTCAACAGCCAGACCCAAGCGCTGATGAACCCATACACGCAGGCGGTCATCGATCCAGCCGTGGCCCAGATGCGCCAGGGGTTGGCCACCAACCTGCAGCAGATCGGCAAGAATGCGTCGGACGTAGGTGCTTACGGCGGTTCGCGGCAGGGCGTCACCGAGGGTGTCGCACAAGGCCAGGAGGCGCAGAGTGAAGGCGCGCTGGTCAGCCAGCTGCTCAATAACCAATACAACACCGCGATGGGTCAATCGATGGACCTGTCGAAGCTGAACCTTGGCACCGGGATGACGGCGCTCAGTGCGATGCCGCAGCTGGCGACAGCACAGGCCGGCGAGGCGGCGAAGGAAGCCGGGCTGCTGCAGACCGTGGGACAGGCGCAGCAGCAATACGGGCAATCGCAGTTGGATACCAAGGCCGGGACCTGGCAGGAGGCGCAGAACTGGCCAGTGCAGAATCTCGACATACTGCTGTCCACACTCACCGGCACGCCATACCCGACCACCACGCAAGGCTACGCCCCGCAGCAGCAGCCTACTTCCAATGTCGGTGGGCAAATTCTTGGCGGCCTGGGGACCGCTGCCGGCATCGGCGCCAACATCTTCAAGATGTTTGGCATATAGGGGAGCCCCATGGCTGACTACTATACTGGCGACATTAACGATGCGCCGGGTTGGGGCGGGATAACCGACAACCCATACCGTGCCAGCTTCGATCCCTCGCAGGGCGTTATTGACAGCGGCACATGGAATACGCCGGGCAGTGGCGGCTTCCTCGGGCTGACCGGCAGCCAGTGGGCTGGCGGGCTGAAGGACATCGGCGGCGATCTGAAGGGCGCGGGAGTGAGCCCGACTGGCTCGGCAGCGCAGCGGCCAGCGACGGCCGGGAGCGCGGCACAGGCGGCGGCTCACACAGGGCAGGCGGGCGGCCTCGGCATGCTGCTGCAGCTGCTGGCGCAGAAGGCCAACCTGTTCAATGCCGCGGCCCACCAGGGCGCGGTGCCAACGCCAACCCGCCCTGGCGGCGGTTTACTCGGTCTGTAGGTAACCCATGGCTGATGATACCGCACCGGCACCGGTAACACCGTATGATCCCGAGGCCATACAGCGCGCTCTGGCGGCCCTGGGGCTAAACCCGCCGACACAGGCGCCTACGCCCACCGAGGGCGGTCCCGGCACGAAGGGCGTGGCTGGCTTCCTGAGCGATGTCGGCACGGCCATATCCGGCGGCCCCACCGGGCTGCTCGGGCTGTCCCCGGATGAGCAGGCCGCCGCCGGGCGCCATGCGCTGCTGCGCTTTGGAATCGATACGCTCGCCGCATCGGGCAAGTCCTATGCGCCGAAGGACTTCGGCACCGTGCTGGCGGCCGGCCTCGGTGGCGCACAGCAGGCGCAGCAGGAGAGCGAGAACCGCGCCTATGTTGGGCGGGGCGCACAGCAGCAGCTGGCGCAGCAGGCGTTCCAGAACCGCATCGCCGCGGCCAAGGAGGCGTTGCCACTGCTGATCGCCGGGCAGAACGCGCAGATCCCCAACCCGCTGGTCGGCGGCGGCGGCAAGCCCAACACCTCGATCAGCACTGCGGCTGCGGTGCCGGCCTATGGCGGGGCGGCGAACGCGCCGCAGATGCCGGCCGAGTATGAGCCGTATTTCCAGGAGGCCTCGAAGGCCACCGGCATTCCGGTCGAGGTGCTCAAGGCGCAGGCGGCGCAGGAAAGCGGCTTCAATCCCGATGCGAAGGGTGCCGCCGGCGAGGTCGGGCTGTTCCAGATCAAGCCGGACACCGCCAGGAAACCTGGCTTCGGCATGCAGGGCGTCTCCGATCCCGCCGTGCTGCGCGATCCTCGGACGAACATCATGTTCGGCGCGCAGTATCTCAAAGCCCGCGCCGGGAATGCCGACCTCTCGACACCGGCCGGGCAGGCGGCCGCGCTGCAGGCCTACAACGGCGGCGGGGACAAGAACTACGTCGCCAACGTGTTCCGCTACATGCCGGCCGGGGGCAAGACGCAGGTTGCTGCAGCAACATCCCCGCCAGCGGCTCCAGCAACCGCCACACCGCCAGGGCGCGTCCAGGTGGCCACGGCTGACACCGGAACCAAGACAGACGCCACGCCCGCTCCTGTGGCCAGCACGCCGGTCGGCAACCTGGGGCTGGTGAAAGACCCGGTGACCGGCAACGTAAGCACACCCAATGCCGGCGGCCTCGGGACAGGAGCCGCAGCGCCAGCGGCCCCGGCCGCGCCTGGCTTGCCGTCATTCGAGCAATGGCAGACGCAGCACCCGCGCACCGTCAATCCTGACCTCTACAACGTGCCGGCGCCTGATCTGGCTGCGCTAAAGAGCGCACAGGACACTGCCGCGCAGCAGTTGTCGCTGGCCCGCGCTGGCCGCGGTGGTGACGTGAACAAGTCGCTGTCCGACTACAACACCGCCGCCAAGGCGGTCACCGATGCACAGGCGGCGGCGACGAAGGCATCTGCGGAACTGCGGCAGAAGGCCCAGGCCGACCTCGATAACAACGACCGCCAGCTTTACGACGCCGAGATGCAGCGCGCGCAGGCGGTCACAGAGGCCGACAAGCAGCGGGCCGCCGCGGCAGAACTCAAGGCGCAGGAGGGGCGCCAGGCGATCGAGCAAGAGCAGATCAAGCAGGGCATGCAGTGGCACCAGCAGATCGAGAAGGAGGCCGCTACACAGGCCAACACGAACACGATTGCGCCGATGGCAGCGGCGGCGGGCAAGGCGCACCAGATCAATCTCGGTCTGTCGCAACTTCAAACTCTTCTGCCTAACCTCCCGCGGGGCGGCGGCCTGGTCGGCACGTTGCTATCGCAGCATCAGGACATCCTTCCGCTACTCAATCAGGCTGGCGTGGTGAACGACAAGCAGGCCGATGCGGTCAGGTTGCTCAATGGATTGGTCGCCAACATAACCACCGAGATGAAGCCGGCAGGCTTGGGCGCCTTGCGCGAATACGAGTTCGACGCATTCAAGGCCCAGCTTCCCACGATGCTTTCAACGCCGGCCGGTCAGGACAAAGCCATTGCCTATCTGATGAATCTGAACAATCGGATTCAGCAGGAGGCGCAGTGGACCCAGCAGCACTACAACCGCCGCATTCCTGACGAAACGTCGCAGAAGCCAGGGGCAACCCGGCGAGCGCTCAATCTCGACACTGACGAGGGCGTGCCGTGGCAACAGAAGATGGACAAAGAGCTTGGTCCGCTTGTGCCAAGCTATACGCCGCCGCAAGGGCAGGCCGGGTCCGCCTCCGGGCAAGCCGCGTGGGAGGCGAGCTTGCCTCCTGGCAAGCCATTCTATCGGACCTATAGGGATGGCACCTCGTCGCTGGAGTTCAAGCCGTGGCGATAGATGATGGTTCCGGCGACCAACTTCCCGATCGGCCGGCGGATGTCGTGCCGTTTCGCCCATCGTTGGCAGAACAGCAGCGGACCCATGCGGCGCAGGCTGGCGACGACAAGTTGCCAGAGCCGCCTCCGCCGCCCCCTGCCCCACCCGGCATCCTGTCGCGGGCATGGACCAACCTGAGGGACCAATTCGCGACTGCAGGACAGCCCGCATTCACTGAGCCGGTGGACTCACCATTCCTGTCCGGCACGGCTCGCGGCGTGCGCGATGTCATCGATAAGCCGGCGGCGTGGCTGGCGCATGTGGGCGGCCAGGGGGCCGAGACCGAGGCAAAGAACGAAGCTGACCGAAAGGCATTCGAGCAGCGCTACGGCGACAGCACCGAGGCCTCGCTGGGTCGCGTCGCCGGGCAGACACTGATTACCGCTCCAATCGTGGGCGGTGTCGGCAACATCGCCACACAAGGCGCGCGGCTGATCCCCGGTGCGGTAGGGCAGGCGGCGCAATTCGCTACCGCGGCAACACCAGCGGCGACCACCGGCGGCCGCGCCGCCCAGTTGGCGCTGCAGGGTGCTGGCACTGGCGCGACGCAGGCAGCGCTGACCTCCGGCGCCTCCGATCAGAGCTTGCCCGAGCAGGTAGCAACGGGGGGGATAACCGGAGCGGCGCTTGGGCCGGTGCTGGGCGGTGTGACCAAGGCCGTGGACGTGTTGCGCGGTTATGCTGGCGGCCTACGGCCAGAGGTTGCTGCCCTGGCAGATAAGGCGCGGCAACAGGGCATCAATGTGCCTATGTCGCGGATGTCCACCAACCCGTTCATGCGGCAGGTCGCGGGCGTCGGGGAGACGTTGCCGTTCAGCGGCGCCGACGCGATGGCGTTGCGGAACCAGCGACAGTTTCAGGCGGCACTACAGCGCCAAGCTGGAGGGACTGGCGACACGTTTGGACCGGCTGGGATGCAAGCCGTCCTTAAGCCTATCCAGGATGGATATCAGGCGGCTTTGGCAAAAGTGCCTCCGATCGCAGGCGGCAAGCCACTGGCTGATGATCTGGCCAACATCGGAACGGACGCAACGCAATTCCTTGATCCCGGCCAGCAATGGCACGTCGGGCAGGCGATCCGTCAGACTGGCGACCTGTTCGCCGGCGGCCCGATCACACCGCAAGCTTATAGGGCCTTTACGGGCAGCGACGGGGCGTTGAAGAAACTGGAGAATGCGGCACCAGGAGCGGCGCAGCCCTACATGGCAAAGATCCGCGATGCGATTAAGGATCGGCTCTACGACGCGGCACCGCCGGGGGTGGCGGATGACCTTAAGACGCTGGATCAGCAATACCGAGCGATGAAGACCTTTCAGCCGCTGGTCGCTAAATCCACCCTAGGCGACATATCCCCGCCGGGCTTGATGCAGCAGGTTGTGAACCAATCGAACAAGTATGATTCGTCCAACACCGGCATTGCTTACACCGGTGGCGGCGAGATGGGCGACCTGGCGCGGATTGGCAAGCAGTTCTTCGGCCACATACCTGACAGCGGCACGCCAGGACGAACACAGGCTTACGACTTTGCGGGGCACCCGATTGCCACGACACTTGCGGCGATTCCGTCGCTCCTTGGCAACCGTCCGCTGCAATCGTGGCTGCACAGTCCAACGGTATCAGGCCGGATCATCGATACCAGCCTAGGCGGGGCTACGCCCGATATCGGACGGGCGATCCCCTACGGTCTGCTGGGGCCGCTGGACTATACCCGTTCGCAGTGAACCAGTCGGCGGCTTCCGGGTGCCCCTTGGCCCATGGTTGGGCCTGATAGCGAGGAGGCTCGCCGTCGAATACGAACCTGATTACTCCAACGGTGCCGTTGGTCAGTGCGGCGATAACCACCATAATGATTAGGATCGACACAAGCAGTCCGATCATCTCACCCTCCGATCCAGAAGCGGCCGCCACGGTCAGTGTCGGTCATCACAGCCGCCCAGTGAGGTGCAGGACAAGGCCGAAGATGGCGGCGCCTCCAGCCATTGAAGCGGCGATGGCCGCGAGGAACTGTACGAGGAACTTGCGGTTCTCCAGGCGTATCTCCTGCCGCAATCGCTCGATCTGTAGCATCGTCAGATCCTTTCTGAGTTCGAGGAACTCGTCGTCGTCCATGTCCGGCATGGGGTGGGTGGGCGGCGCTGCTGAACGCCGCCCGGTCCGTTCTGTCACTTGGCCTGCGCCACCGGTAGCTCGCCCGTCCAGCCGGTCGCTTGCTGCTGCTTGCAGCGCTGCAGCGCCAAGGTCGAGAGATACTGGTCTCTAGAGTCAAGCGCCTTGATCTCGGTGCCCGCTGCGTCCTGGAAGTCAGCCAGGAAGAACATCGGCAGGAAGAACACCCCCAGGAAACCGGCCGCGAAGTTCTGGACGGCTTTTGCTCCCTTCTCTCCGCCCAGGTCGCCCTGCTTCGTCGTGTTGGCGGCGATCTCGGCCTGGACCGCGGTGCAGTCCATCATCTGGTCCTTGAGTTGGACGGTCTGCACCGGAGCGGGTGCCCGACCGGCGCAGGCTGACAGGGATAGCGCCGCCACGGTGGCAGCGATTAGGGTCTTGGTAGCCATGATCGAGGGTCCTTCTCGGTTGGTGGTTAGGACCCGTCGCTGTGTTACGAGCACACGGCGGGTCCGCCTTGGGTCAGATCATGCAGGCTCCCGCCTCTGATCTATGATGCGTCGCAGCAATTCGCCGATGGTGATGCCGATGCGCCTGGCTTCGGCTCTAAGCCATTCCATCTGCTGGTCGGGGACTGAGATGCTGATGCGTTGCATATGCAGCTAGATAGCGCAGGCGCACCACTAAGGCAAGGGAATACCGTGCATACTGACTATGCAGCGGGAAATTCCACCAGGCGCGATAATTGTTGTTATCGCGCCCAACTGCCTCTCCATGCGTCCAGGAGCCGCGCCCACAGCGGCCGGGCCCGGCGAACGGCTGCAGCCTAGGACGCCTCCGCCCTGGCCTCCTCCAGCTGCCGGGACATGTCCGCCATCCTCTCTCCCACCAGCGCCTCGATGCTGGCCAATGACCGGGATACGTCCCCCAGCGTGTCTGCCGGGGCCTCCGCCTCGGCCGGGACGAGCACGGTGACACGTCCTTGGTTGTCGGTCTGGCGCTGCCATTTGCGCCGGCGCACCAGCCGGATGGCGGACGCTCGGGAGATGCTGCGCGCGGCGCCCAGCTGGTCGTAGGTCATCCAACGGGACGTGTCCGGGGAGGCATCCTGGGGCATTCCGCTCGCATGGCACGCTGCTCCGTAGCCGCGTCAATCGTATGTCCGGCCCGTGCGTGCCGTTCGTAGTCCCTCGCCCTGTCATACGCCCCCAGGAACAGCAGGGACAAAATTGGCACCGCCATAGTGACTGCGCCCACTACGAACCCGCACCACCCGCCACGCTGCACGCCGGCCAGCCCGCCGGCACCGATCAGCACGAGCGCAATCGAGACACCGGGGTGCGGTCCGTATCCGGGGAGATTACCCAACCCGCGAAAGATCAGCCTAAGCATCAGCGTCAATCACCCATCATGCACCGAGCTTTTCCTCGCCGTGGATCACCAGGTCGTCGGTCGGCTCCTCGGCCTCCGGCTCGTCCGGGAAGCGGGCGTAGTTCTCGGCCAGGATCTTGCTCACCTCGGCGCGGACCCAGCCGGGGCCGGTGGCAATTGCATCGGTCACCGAGGCCCGCTCGCCAATCTCCACGACCTCTTGCCGCGAGTAGAGCACGGCGCACGCCTGGCGCAGCTTGTCGACCCACACCTTCCACTGCTCCTCGGTGCGCTGGGGCGCCTCGGTCTTCTCTGCAACCCTGGGGGCGCGGGGAGTGGCAGCCGCGGCTGCCTTGTTCAGCGGGACCTGCTTCGGCAGCGGCACCGTGTCGTTCAGCGCCTCCCTCTCGTCGTGGATCAGCGCGACCGGAATCTCCTCTCCTGCGTCGAATGTCCGCGCACCAGGCATGCCATCGAGTTCGCTCTCGTCCGGCATGCCGCCTAGTCCACAAATTGACAGCGTGACGCGCCGCTTGGCCTTCGTCGTCCCTTTCATCAGAGCGTTTGCCCGGCTCTCACCACGCAACTGGCCGATAGTGACAGCGCCAATATCCTCGTCCTCGCGGCCATCCTTGGTGCGCGCCCGCACGGTGACAACGAACAAGTCACCGTCGATGGACTTGTCCATGATATGCAAGGTTATGCCGCGCACTGTCCGCAGTTGATCCGTACAATCTTTTGTTGCGTAGAGTTGAATCTGGCCGTTCAGAGCCAGGAACCGGAAGGGGCGTGTCAGTGGGTTCAGCCCGAGGCTATGACAGGTGCTGGTGTAGTATTCCACTCGCTGTTGCGTGCTGAGTTTGGACAGGTCGCCGGTGCCTAGAATGTGCTCCAGCGCCTGGGCAGATACTGGGTCCGTCGTGGTCAGTGCGTTCATCTACCTGCTCCTCAGGGTGAGCACCGGCGCACCGTTGCTCAGTTCTGCACCGGCCACGGCATTGCCGGCCTTCAGCTGCTTGGCGATCTCGACCTTGTCCACCGACTTCCGCCAGTAGCCGTCCGGTATGGCCGCTTGGTCGACGATCTGCACCGAGCGCGGGCCGGCGCTGACCGATAGCGTGGCGAGGCTGCGATCCAGCTTGGCCACACCCAGCGCCTCCATCATCTTCTGCACGATGGCGCGCGCCCGATCCTCACGGGCCTCGATGCGTTTGAGCCGCTCCTTGCCGCGCTCCACCAGCAGCTTGTCGGCCAGCGCGCGTTCGGCAAGGCGGTCGATCAGAGAGAACACATCGGTCTCTCCCTCGATCGTGTCGGCGAGCAACTGCGCGTCTTCGTCGCCGACCAACTCGCGCAGCTTCATGGCTTCGGCCATCGCCTGCTCGATACGACGCGGGGATACGGTCACGTCAGGCATCACGCGGCCTCCGCAGCGGGCACATCCTCGAGGGATGGCGTGGCGCGCGGTTTGCGCTTCGGGCCGGGCTTGGTGCGCGTCTCGTTGACGGCGAACGTGACCTCGCTGGAGCCCTCATACTGCTGGAACTCGCCGAGGAAGTTGGACCAAGCCTGCGCGATATCCGCAAGCGCGCCGGCCATCTCCGAGTGGCCTTCAGGCAGGACGACGCGCAAAGATGCGATCACTTCATGCGGCATGGTCAGCGTCTTCCATGATGTCGGCGGTGATTTCCGCGGCGCGCTTGCGAGCGTCGATCTCGCGCAGACGTTCGCGTTTCCTCTCGGACATCGGCTCGGGCGGGATGCCCTGATCTACGGAACGGATGATGGCGCGGGCATCGCTGCGCCAATGCGCTTTCCCGGCCACGGCATCGCGCAGGCATTGGATGGCATCGACTGCCCACAGGTCGGTGGCGATGGCCTGCAGCCGGGCGCGCCCTTCGTCTGCTATCCTGTAATGCTCTTGGTAGCATTCGGCACAGATAAGCGTGC